AGTATGTATTAGTACCTCTTTCCTTATTTATACCACTTATAATGTTATTCAAAGCATGACCTCCTATTATTGAAAAAAACATTGTATTTTTATCTAAATTATTCATCATATAATTTAAATATTCGATTTGGACAAAATTTATATTTTGGGCAGTAAGACTCATATTTGAACCCGACATTATTTTCGTATATATAATATGTTTATACAAAAAATAATTGTTATTTACTATTGATATTCTTACACAGTCAAATATAACATGATATCTCTCCATATATTTTTAAATACTGATATATGTTGTTGGATAAATGCGTCCTTTCTCCATCTCTCGGGAAAAATAGTATCTATATAAAGGCCTACCCTAAATATATAGAAAAGAATAACGTAGATAATTTCTCTCAATCTGAAAAATAATATTTGTGTAATGGACCAATCGTTTACATAACTACACATGTTATTAGGCTCGTTCTTTTCAAAGAATGAATGGGTATCGTTGAGTCCTTCCAACAATCGCGGGTAAATATTCTTCTCTTTTTTAATAAAAATCATCTTCTTGATTTTATCAAAACTTTGTAGATTAAAGAAGAGTACCTTTCTATTTTCATTATTCTTAGACTTGAACATATAAGGGAACGCACCATCAATACAACCGTCCTTATCAGTATACTCTCTGTCTATTAAATAAGGAACGTAGAGAGATTTGACGACATAATCTATCAATTCAGCACGCGTTTTATACTTTCTTTTAACAATTTGCTTCCCTTTTTTTGTATCAAAATAGGTTAGATAAAATCTATTGTTAGCCTTTTTTACATCTTCATCTGTTATCGTCTTGTCCAATTCTTTTTTAATGACAATCAACATCTTTTTTAAATCTTGGTTTTTCCGGATACACTTGTAACACATATAACATACACTTTTGGCTAGATCCATCTTATCAAGAAGAAATAATAGTCCTAAAATGGCTCCAATACTACAACCAGACACTCTTTTTATCTTTATTTTCTCTCTAGCTTCCAATTCTTTCATATAAAACAGTCCTCCTAACATATAGACACCGTTAAAGGCTCCTCCATCCAATACCAAGTCTATTTCTTTTGATAAATGTTTTTCGGGTATGTTTTCAATCAATGTATTAATAAAGGCATTTAGTGCCATAAATAATTAATAATATTGAAATGAGTTCATATTATAATTTCACAATATTTACTTAATTATATTTACTTATGGACGATCCTACCATATCAACGAACTTATCTGAAAACCATGATAGACCATCATGGCAAGAATATTTCAAACAAATAACCAAATATACAGCATCTAGGTCACCTTGTCAACGGCTTCAAGTAGGGTGTCTACTAGTAAAAGATAACCGCATTATCTCTCAAGGCTATAATGGTTTTTTACCAGGTGCTCCACACGAATCGGTGGTTATTGATAATCACGAACAAGCAACNGTTCATGCTGAACAAAATGCGATAACCGATTGTGCAAAACGNGGAGTTAGTAGTAATAATTGTGATGCCTATATTACNCATTATCCTTGCGTAAACTGTATGAAAATGTTATGTGCGTCTGGTATTNAAAATATTTTCTACATACACGATTACAATAATGATTCACTTGTTGAATATTTTCAGAAAATATCTAATATTCAACAAATTGTAAAAATATAAGAAAAAGANAAAAAATAAAAAGTTTATCTATTGTATAATGAATAAACTTTTTGTATGTGTAATTGTATTACTGATTGCTGTTTCGGCAGTGCTATTTTTTATTCCTGAATTAGATAGTTATGATATTATCGAGGGATTAGGTGGTAGAGGCAGAGGTGGTAGAGGTAGAGGTGGAAGAGGTAGAGGTGGTAGAGGCAGAGGTGGAAGAGGTAGAATGGGTGGTAGAAGATGGTATGGTGGAAATATTGGTTACGGATATAGAAGACCACCAATTCGCCAACATTATCCTAGATATGTTCCTTGGTGGACATCGGCATATTGGTTTACAAATGAATGTAAAGATGGTTGTACAAAAATTGGTAATAATACATGGGGATGTCAATATCCTGGAAATGGTCCTAATGATTGCGTATTTGCCAATGACTGTTATGGGTGCGGATTCTAGTGTAGTTGTTTATACATACATTTACATTTACAGATGTTGTAAATGAGCCATCAATTTAGAAATAATATAGTAAAGGACGCCAAAGAACAAACTGTTTAGTAGATATCCTGTAAGATTGGGATTGCCATCATTATTAAAGAGAGATGGAATTAAAACAAGCATTTTACTTCTTACGACGGGTAATTGAAAAATAAAATATAGAATGCCAATAAGAATAGGTATTTGAAACTCATCGTATAATATTTCCATTGAATCACGCGAATTTTGCGACTTCATTCGCCTAGCCAATATTTCATGTTCTGTGTCCGTATCTTGAATGTAATCATTTTGCTCCTTTTGAGGCACATAATTGGGTTGAATTTGTTCGTCTGAAAAATGGACTGTATTGGTAGGAATATCACGTGAAGGCAGACCAGTAGCACCATTGGCGCTTGCTTGTTGAATGCCTGACACCACTTCGTTCATTGTTTTTTGTTCATCAATTGAACTAGAACTCATAGCTCCCTGTTGTAACGTGCCGGTTTCAACTTGTGGATTATAAATGGTGGGTTTCTCGGTTGTTTTCATTACCACATTTTGCTCACCGCCACTTGTTCCAGTTCCTGTTCCTATACTAGGGTCCGATGGTAAATCAGCTAAACTCGTTGTATCATTCATATCTACTATTTGATAAGAATGATAGAAATCAATATTTACGCAAAATTATACAAAATAATCGCTTATGCAAATTTTATGCTTTTTTTATTATTATCACATTTAATTGGTTCTAATTCGTATTTAAAACAACCGTTGCCATATTTATAAACTTTTTTCTTTATATCTTCTAAAGTAGGAGCAACGAATTCAATACAATTTCGTCCAACACATCCTTTTCTAAACAATGTTGATAATCCTAATCCTAATAAAACCGAAATTATAATTCGCCCCGATTCTGTATGAAATATTCTCTCTAGACCCATATGGTATACATTATATGTAGAGATTTATATCTATACTTGAAGTGGTATTTCTTCGCTATCATTGGAACATTTTACTATAGTTTGTTTTAAGTGAAAACAATTATGTATACTATCATTGAATTGAAATAGGTGTGAATTATCAACCGTTGGATAAACTGTTACCTTTTTAGGCTCAGGAGTTGATAAATATATACCTAACACTCCTACCAAAAAACTCAGAATGAACACCTTAAAATTAATTAATTTCATATAATATACTCTACTGTGTTATTATTTTTAGGTGTAAATGTGTAAATGTGTAATTGTGTAAATGTGTAATTGTGTAAATGTGTAAATGTGTATAGTGATACACCGTCTATAATTCTTCTCTATCCCTCAATACAAAAGATTCTACTTTCTGTGTTTCCATAGCGTACATCATATCATGCATAGTAAATACCTTTCTAACTAGTTTTATCTCATCATCCTGTTGTTCCATACTAATATACTTATATTTCATATTACGTATTTCTTCTAGTAATGGTGTCATTTCTTTATCGTACACTACAATTATATCTTTTATCAACTGTATTTTTCCCGTCTCATTAAATTCTTCAATCGTAGATTTTATCGTAGATACATGGTTATAAAATGCGCGCATTTTCAAATCTAAGTCAGCTTTATTATCCAAATTATACATTTTTTCAATATATAGTGTTTTATATTGCATTACTGCTTCTAAATCACTTGATAATTCATCTTTCAACTTGTTAAATTTCTCCAAAACAGCATTTTCTTTTTCATAGCCAAATAATAAATCCAATTTCACAGTGATAATTTCTTCCTTCAAATCATTCACACCGGTTTGAAAAACATTCATTAATTCTTCTAAAGGAATATAAGCTCCACGATGAATTTTTATGTCCAATTTACATGGTTTTGTTTTATCTCCACAAATAGCAGTTAATCTATTTTCACTATTTTCAAAGATTGTTCCTACTTTTCTTCCACAATTTACACAATTAGCGATTATTTTGCGAAATTTATCCTGTTTATCTTTTAACGTTAATTTATCATTTTTCATAATACTATTTTTTTGAGATTGTATTTTGGTTTCGTATACTTGTTTTAGTTTATAGTATTCTTTTATTACGTCATTCACAATGTCATCTACATCAGGGACTTTTTTTGTATCGTTTACTTCACTTGATGATGAACTAATTGGGTCAAATGAATCATTTTTACCAGATGTACCAGATAACAATGAATCTATAGAACTGACTTCAACACTCATTGGGTATATATAAATTAGGAGAATATTTTCTTATTGTAGAATTGAACTTCTGGATTATTTTGCCACGTTGATAAATCACTCATGGGTCTATCTATTTGGTTTTTACGATAGTCTTGCATAAATCGCAATTTATTCATAATATAGTCTCTTTCTTGTTTCTTTTTTTCCTCTTGTAACTTCATATTGTTTTTATTATTATATTTCACGTATAGAGTTATACCAACTACTAGAGATAAAGCTACAAACATGCCTAAATTGTACAGAAAATTGTAATATTTGGTTTTCAATATATTACATTGTTCCAACGATGAACTTAAAAAATATTTCACTCCTGGTTCAATTAAACGAGGGCGTATATTTTGTAACGTATCCATTAAAATATGTTTTTATATTTTCAAAATAATTTATACCTATTTATTATATGGCTATAGCAAATCCATCAACATCTATTATTATATTCCTAATATTGACATTGATATATTCCACATTTAAGTATTATACGAAAAATGAATCCACGATGAAAGTGTGGACAATTACATATTTCTTATTGCTCATACTCAGTCAATTCTTTATTAATTTAGGACTAGCTAAAGATATTTGTGGTTCTAATCAAATGGGTCTTGCTATACGAGCAACACTATTTCCATGGGTAGTAATATTTGGTGGCATTAATTTTCTACTAATGATGCGTCCTAGTTGGTTATCACCGTTTTCAAATACATTTGGATATTTTTTTGCTTATATTACTGGTGTAAATAATTTTTTCAAAGGAATCCTAAGAAATATAACTTCTAATGATAAAGACATTAAACAAACTGAACTAGTAACTGCTCTAAATAATGTATATGAGGATAAATCACTTCTAATCAATTCTATGACGAATGGTACAGTAGACAGTTGGTGGAAAAAAATGGCTGATGGTGGATTATTAAATCAGCAAATGGACACAGGTGATAATGAACAATTAAATAAACTAAAGGAATATGTCAACATGAAAACTGAAATCGCTAAATTTGTTTGGTATGTATTGACTGGTCTTTTAACTACATCGGTGAGTTACAATACTATCTTAAATGCTGGTTGTAAACAATCTGTTAAAGAAATGGAAAAAAGACACAATGAATATATTGCGCAAGAAAAAAGGATTGAAGAAGAAAGGCAACATAAGGAAAAGAGTAAAATAGTTTACAAATCATATGAGTAAAATATTTACCTAAATTTAGGAATAGTAATAAAGTATAATACACTTACATACGATAATATGCCTAAAATGATACTTACTAACCATATAGGCAAAATCGTTTTTCTTCGTTGTCCTAGTCCAAATTCACGAATAGTACCGTCATTGTTATATAAAAATCCGGGTTGAATATAGTTTAGTAGAATAAAAAAGAGTAAAAAAATAATAATTGAGAAACTATTTATATGTTTTCTAATAAATCCATTGTTCATTTGTTGGATGGGTATATTATATCTATATACTATTTCTTGGAATTCTTTCGTAAAAATATTTCATAATATCTAAACGATCGTAAAATATTATTTTATTGGTATAATTTATAATGAATCCTTTAGAGCAACCAGTCCAAACTATTAAGACAGCTGTAACTCCTCTTAGCGGTGAATACTGTGATTATTTTTACTACCTTTCCATGATTAACCTACTTTTAGTTTTATACATCATATTAGCCGCATTATATGTGTTTTTATTTGACAAAAAGAAGGATGGTATCTTCCATATCATTTTAGTATCTTTACCTACATTCGTTGCTTACTTTACCAATCGTTTACTATACTCCATGTGTGTAGGCTCTACACAAAAGTAATTATCTATTTAACATACATAAAATCTAGGCACGTCTAGATACATTTTCATATTTTTCTATTTGCGAGAAAAATATGAAATTATTGAAATTACTCCAAATATTGATTCTTCATGTCGCTATCCAAATATACGGATTTACTTATTGAACGGATTATTTTGTTCGTTTCCTTCTCTTCATTCTCAATGTCAGTAATTGAGTTACAAATAAGGCTTGTGAATCTTGATTGCATTCTATCATTTG